AGGATGGCTCTAATCGTGCTACTACGTGGTCTGGTATGTATCCTTTGTCGTTTGCTGCGCTAGAGGGTGGTGACATATATATAGGCATCTCTTCAGGCGTTGTTAAGTACTCAGGCTACATGGACGGTGCTGACAAGTACGAGATGCGCTACTTCAGTAACCCTATGGACTTTGGTAACACTTCTAATCTGAAGTTCCTAAAGAAGTTTAACTTGACTATCATTGGTGGTCAGAACACGCCTACTACACTTAACTGGGGCTATGACTACACAGCTAACTACACTAAGCAAGCCTTTACATTTGGCTCTGCTAACATTGCTGAGTATGGTATAGCTGAGTACAACACCACAGGCGAGTACACCTCTTCTATTCTCATCAACACACCAAAGGTTAACACCAGCGGCAGTGGTGAGGTAGTAACCATTGGCTTAGAAGCAGAAGTCAACGGCGCTCCATTCTCAATTCAAAAAATCGACATACATGCTCTACTAGGGAGACTTATCTAAATGTCTAATTACACTAAGACAACTAACTTTGCTACAAAGGATTCTCTCCCTTCAGGCAATGCTGCGAAGATTGTGAGAGGTACAGAGATCGACACTGAGTTTAACAACATAGCGACAGCTAGTGCTACTAAGGCTGACTCTGCTGATCCTACATTTACTGGTACTGTAACAGCCGCTACCGTAAACGTGACAGGCACATTGACGGCTGACACAATTACTGGAGGTTCTTACTAATGGCTATTGACATGGACGGGAACTACATACCCGATGCTAATCCTTTTATATCTCAGCCCTCTAATGCTTTAACAGGTTTTGTACCGCCTTTAGACACAGCGTCTATGGATGCTCAGATAGCTTCAGCAGGTGTTATACCTCAAGCAGCAGAAAGTATTTTTGGCGGTATATTTGATTTCTTAGGAAATACTGGTGTTAACCAAGCACTGCGCACAGGCGGTGAATACTTCTTAGGCAAAGAAGCCATAGGAGACGTACAAGCACTAGGCCGTCAAGCTCAAGAAAGAGCAACAGCTTTAGCAGAGCAGGGCCGTGCAGGTGCAGAGTTTAAGCCTTACACTGTTACAAGCGGCTTGGCTGGTATAACTACAGACCCTTCTGGTGGCTTTGCTATAGAACTGTCTCCAGAGCAACAGGCTCTACAGGCTCAGCTACAGGGCCAAGCAGCGGGTTTATTTGGACAGGTAGGTCAAGACCCAGCAGCGCAGCAAGCGGCTATATACGAGCAAATAAGGGCTACACAGCGTCCTGAAGAAGAGCGTCAGCGTCTAGCATTAGAAGAGCGTCTGCTGTCACAAGGTCGTCTAGGCTTAGGCTCTGCTGCTTACGGTGGTTCTTCTCCTGAGCTGCTGGCACAAGAGACTGCGCGTCAAGAAGCTATGGGACTAGCTAGTTTAGGCGCTAGGGAGCAAGCACTAGCAGAGCAGCAACAAGCTCTAGCAGGCGCTACAGGACTACTAAGTGCTGGTTATCAGCCACAGAGAGAAGCACTAGGTCTTTTGGAGACTAGTCGAGTACCTGCTGGCTTTGCTGACGTTGGACGTAGGACTGGTGCTGAGCTACAGTCTCAGGTAGGTAGAGTTGGTTTAGAGACTGGCTTGAACTACGAGAACTTAGCTAACCAGCTACGCCTTGCTCAACAGCAGCAACTACTAGGCGGTCTACTGGGTCAGCAGCCTACATATGCTGAACAGATACAGGCTAAAGAGCTAGGACTTAAATTAGGCGAAGCTGGTGGGTTGTTTGACAACTTAGGCGGCATATACTCAGCAATCTTCGGGTAAGGAGCAAGAAATGGCTACAAATATAGGGCAACTATTACAGCAAGGTCTTTTAACAGGCGTAGGAAGCACACAGCAGCCTGTACAACAAGCTGTGCCTGGCTCTCCTAACTTTTATGGCGAGTTTATGGCAGCTAGAGGCAGAGGTCTACAGCAAGGTCTAGGCCGCTTAGCGCGTGGTGGTGAGCCTTCTACGCAGGAGAGGATACAGGGTGCTATGTTTGAACTAAGCAGCCCTACAACTGACGGCACTGCTAAAGACACGGCTACTCGTATAGCAGACCTAACTAAGCTGGCTAGAGTACAGCAGGTACAAGGTAATACAGCAGCGGCTGCACAGACTGCGGCGCAGGTTCAGCAGTTGCGAGAGCAAGAGCAGCAAAAAACTCAAGGAGCTGCTTTTTCTTCTTATGTAGGGGCTACTTTTAAGAACCCAGAACTTACAAAATTAGCTGCTGAAGGTGTCTTAACTCCGAATAATTTAGACTCGTTTATACAAGATACATCGAACGCTACCATGCTAAAGGGAAGCACTTTTACGGTTAGGGATTCGAAAGGAAACAGCTTTACAATGATTCCTACTTTAAATAATAAAACTGGAGAGCTAGAGAACATGTACTCTCCTATAGGGGACGCTCCTGACAAGCCTGTAGGCAAAACAATAATAACTGGTGGGGAATTTGCTCAGACTGCTGACGAAGACACACAGAGGAGAATTGAACAAAAAGGTTTAGAAACTCGAGAGGCAGGCTTCCAAAAGTTAAAAGTAGCTGCTACTGACGCTATCCCTACTTTGAATGCTTCAAAAGACAACCTCGATAGAGCGACTACGCTGTTAGATGATGTTTCAACAGGCGGCCCTGTAAACTTAGCAGGTACAGGCCTAGAAAACTTTTTTGGTGTTAAAGGAGCAGATAAAGCAGAATTAGAAATAATCTTAGGACAGGAAATGTTTAAGTCTCTAAAACCTTTATTTGGAGGTGTTATTTCAGAAGGTGAAAGACAAGCTATTGTAGATATTTATGCTAATTTAAAGAAAGGCAACGTAGCTAACAGAGGTATATTAAAAAGACTAAAACAAGAACTTAATGACGGCATACTTAAAGCTCGTTTGTATCAAAAAGCAGAAAACTACGAAGAGTTTAATCTAGCTGTTAAGCAGATGTTTCCTGAAACACCCTCTGAAAAAAGAGTGATTGTGTTTGGACAAAGAGACGGTGAAAACAATGAGTGAGTCTGAAGTAGTATTACCTAATGGAAGAACAGTGCTCATGTCTGGGTTGCCTGAAAACGTGACTGAGGCGCAGATTAGAGAAGACCTTTTAGCGCAGGGGGTAGCTACTATTGATGAGTTTAATTTTCCAGAAACTTCTCCAGAAGCTGAAGACCCTAACTGGTTGATGCAGAATTTAGACTTACCTGCGGGGATTGCCGCTTCTTTAGCGGGTGCTAAAATGGGAGCGCCTTTAGGTATACCAGGAATAGTAGCTGGAGGAATAGCAGGAGGAGCTATCGGTACATTTGGCGGTTCTTTGCTGTCTGACGCAGTTTCGGAAGAAGAGTTAGATTTTGCTAAAGCAACAGAGGAAGCGTTGTTTTCTGCTGGATTTGATGTAGCTACTTTAACTCTAGGTAAATATATAAAACCTGGATATTTCGCAGCTAAGAAGTCTTTAGGTTTTACACCAAAAGAAGTAGCAGCCGATGTTATCAAAACTGTAAAACAAGGACAAGAAACAGGCACTTTAGAATCTTTAAGAGCTTCACAAGATATTCTTCAATCAAAAGGCGCTACACTAACCCGCTTCCAGACTGGACAAGCATCTGCTATGGAGGTTTTCGGAGAAAAACTAGCCAATGCAGGTCTTTTTTCAGGTAAAGAAGTGGCAGACAACGCTCTTAAGGTTAATACCGCTGCTCAAGAGGCTTTAAACGATATTGCTAATAAAATTGACTACACCGCAGGGAACGCTCCTAAAGACATAGGGGAGGCAATGGTAGATGTCATAACCGCTGGTAAACAGGCTTTAAGCAATACTTATGGAGAAGGTTTAGATCAGATTAGCTCAAAAGTAAAGAAAAACACAGTAAGCACCGCAGGTATAAAAAAGCGTCTACAACAGTTTATAAAAGACAATAGCGAAATAACTCAAGGATATGTTTTAGAAAATGGTAAAAGAGTTTTAAAGAAAAAATCACAGCCTATGTTAAATGAAGATACTCTTAACTACATAAATAAAAATATTAACGGTGTTTTAGAGTTAAGTCAGATGTCTGCTGAAGGCTTGTTGCGTTTAGATAAAAAAATAGCCGCTGATGTTAGACAGTTTGGTGATATACGATCTTCAAACTATAACTCTGTAGCCGACAGAGAGATGGGAGAGCTTACTAATATTTTAAAAGACTCCTTTATAAACACGCTCAAGCAAGCAGACCCTAAAGTAGCAGAAGAGTATGCTGCTTTAAAAGCTGCTTACAAAGAAGGAATGTCTGGTCTATTGCCTGAAGTAAATAAAAACTTAATAAAGAATGCTGAAAAAGGCTCTTATGATCAACTAGGAGGAATGTTACTAGAGCAAAAAAACGTAAGTAAGATTAGCACGTTTATGAAAAGCATAGATGAGGCTTACAAGCAAATAGATAAAAGCGGAGAAGGAGTTGCTAATATCGCCTATGCTACAGCAAAAGACGCAAAACAAGCTATAAAACAGGGTTTCTTAGCTAATGCAGTTCCTAAGCTCAATGACGAAGCGTTTAAGATTGAACAATACGCTAATTTAGCTGCGCAGTTTTCTAAACCAGCACAAGCGTCTCGTTTAAAAGCAGTGATGGGAGAAGACTACGGAAGAGTAAAACAAATATTTAATTTATTTGCAGAGGCTTCTAAAAAACCTGACAGCAACGTAGGTACTCTAGTTCTACGCGCAAAGGAATATGGTGCGCTAGGTACTTTAGCTTTCGGAGCCACTACTGGAGGATTAACAGCAATAGCTTCGGCAGGGGCTGTACTTGCTTCTCCTATTGTTTTAGCTAAAATGGCGGCAAACCCTAAAGCAGTTAATAAATTGTTAGCTTTTGAAAAGATGACTTTTAAGAATGATGAGGCTAAAGAAAAAGCTGCTTCTTTGATAGTCAGTGATGTAATGGATAAACTAACAGAGGAAGAGCAGCAAGAGGTAAAGGACTACTTCAGAACGCAGTAAAACAAAAAAGCCCTATGTAATAAACTACATAGGGCTTTTTAGTACTGCTACACCGTACATCTACAACTTTTTAAACTATCTCACATGCACCACCTACACATGCTAACTCCTGACTTCCTGTCGTGTTATCCTCTTCCTCGTACTTCTCTAGGTCATTCCAATCCACCCCCTGCGGCATAGACGCTACTAACTCATCATACTTCTCAGCGTCGATGTCCTCATAAGGAGCTTGTTGATATACATGGTCACTATATGGCAACAAACTAATCCCACTACACAAGTCAAAGTTCTCCCATATCCACTGTGCTACTTGCAAGAACTCGTTATCAGTGTAATAAACAGTGATGCTTGGTTTATGTTCGCACCAGTGGTTCTGATATGCTTTCCAAAGTTCTAGCTGTTGCATAGCACCCACCTGCTTAACCGTCACAGAGGACTCTGGAGCCTTCACAGGGAAGCTAAAGACTGCTGACGAGGGTGACATAACATCCTGCTCTACGGGGAATCCTGACTGTCCCATGAAGACTGCAAGCGGGTCTTTGTTGTCGCTACGTACTCTGCGAATGTAATGCTTAGAGAAGCGAGGATGGATACCACTAGCACTATCAACAAGTTGAGATACAGTGCCGCTAGGCTTAACGCACGTAATAGCCGCAGACTGGTTAATGCCAAGCTTCTCAGCCCACTTCTTATTTGTATCCACAGCAACATCTCGTACTTCCTCCAGCCACTTGCCTAAGTCCTTAGACTCTCCCTTACTCAGCAGGTAGTGATCCATGATGCCTGTCATGCTAACACCCAGTAGTGCTTCCTCTTCAGTGTTCTTCTTCCAGCAGTTACGCAGGTATCTGAAGTCTGTCAAGGTAGCCTGTAGTGTACCAATGATAGCAGCCATCTCTGCCTTACTCTTGAGACTAGCCAGTGTGTCGTCAGGACGCACTACAATCTCTGACAGGTTACAGAACTGGTTACTACGCAGGATGATCTCTGAGCATGGGTTAGTGCCAAAGTCCTGGTCAGGGTCTCGTCTACCGTTACGTGCTGCAATCTTCTGAGCTGCTATACGGCTAAAGATTCCACGCTCACCCGCCTTACTCTCGTACATGTTCTGCATCTCGCCTAAGAAGGATTCAAAGTCTGGCTTCTCAGTGTACGCTACGCTGTTGTTAGCAAGCCTACGGTGGCCTTCATGCCTCCACCAGTCACCTGACTTAGCCTTCGCCATACGTGGATCAGACAGGTTAGAGAGGCTGATTAGAGCTGATCTACGCACACC